TGTGTCATCAGTGAGTACATATGTGTCAAACCCTGTTTTGCGGCAGCGTTCAAACACTCTGCGTATCATTGGAATATTATCTAATGAAATCAATGGCTTACCTGGAAAGCGTGTGCTGCCGTATCTAGCGGGTATAAGAATAGCGGTGGATTTCATCTACTGTCCTTTCAAAGTCTTCTAGTCTAAGCATATTAGGTCCGTCACTTGGTGCTAGATCAGGGTCAGGATGGACTTCCAAGAAAAAAGATTGGATGCCAAGAGCGCTCCCAGCACGAGCCAACCCAGGGACGTAATCACGGTTACCATCTGAACTAGACCCAAGTCCTCCGGGCTTTTGGACAGAGTGCGTAACATCAAAAACAATATCATGTTCATAAGTGTCAAGCATATACATAAGACCAGTATAGTCAACGACAAGATTGTTATATCCAAAACTAGTACCCCTTTCTGTAATCCAAACTTCTTTAGCGTCGGTACACTTACTTAGTATACCTGTCATATCCCAAGGTGCTAAGAACTGTCCTTTTTTAATATTAACAATCTTATCAGTAGCACACGCTGCTTGTATTAAGTCAGTTTGTCTACATAGAAATGCAGGAATCTGATAGACATCAACTGCATCTTTGAATTCTCTTTCGATGCGATTTATTTGTACACAGTCGTGTACATCGGTTAGTGTTTTAACACCGAGCGTCACTTTGAGTGCAAGGAAGTCTGTGAGCGTAGCTTCTAGGCCCATGCCACGTACACCTTGCATACTTGAGCGATTGGCTTTATCGTAACTAGCTTTAAAGTAATACTCAATGTTATACTTGTCGCATACACGCTTACACTCTTTGGCAATCTCTGCACTCTGTGCTAACGATTCGTGTTGGCAAGGTCCTGCTATAATTCTCATTTGTCGTCCTTAATAATATAATAGAGGTCTAGTAGTTTTTTCATTTGTGTTTGAAGAGTGTAATTAGTTTCGGTTAGTCTACACAACTCTTGCCATTCACTCCAACTAAATAGATCTCCAGTTGCTCTACTTACAGCATCTGGATCACCGCCTACTATCCATCTTTCCAACTCATTGTGTGGAGGATCTCTATAGCGGGCATACACAACACCGTTTTGCCGCTCATAGATTAGCGCCTGGTCTGGAATCATCTTAGTCATCCAACTGTTCTCGCATACGTCTTCGTGTTAACACAAATTTATTATACATATAAGGAACATAATCTTTATAATAATTTTTACTTGCAAATACTTTACTAGCGTTATCTAGTTTGCTAAGTCTTTGTAGTAAAACAATTGTGTATAATTCTTCGTATAAATTTAATGCCCATAGGTCTATATTTTTATTATTACACAATCCATTAAAACTATCACAGCCACCGCTCATTTGCATATTCGTTATTATTTCACTATTAGTTTCCATAGCAATCATAACTACATCGTTCGAATCATCAAATTTATCTGCTTCGGCATAAACTGTTGACCAAAACTCATAAGAATTAGAACAAGATAATAACACTGTTTTTATTTTATTTCTGTCAAATGCAGATTTTGCATATGGGCATTTATTAGTTTGGCCTAAATTAAAAGTCCAATTCTTTACAAAGTTATTAAATTTTTCACTTAGCAATAAATCGCCCATACTATTTGTTTAACAATTCCGCTTTGCGCTTCTCGATAGCTGCAAGGCGTTGAGCTTCTGCTTCGATGTCAGCAGAATCTTTTTCTGCTTTTGCTGTTCCGTCTCGACCCATAACTACCAAAATGATTGCTGTGATCAACGGTGAAATTAGTAGTGCAACCACAAACCAAAGCCATCCATTACGTCCCCAGTTGTTAGCCCAATAGCCTACTAGTGCTGAAAATACTACTGCGATTAAAATAATATCCAATTTACTTCTTTCCTTTTACTTCGGTGCCGCTAGTACGACGAACAATGTCATCGTGATTAAATTCAGCCCAGTACAGTTCAAAAGCAACACCGTCTTCTAGTCCTTCGAACTGATGAATCTTACCGGGCTTGACTTGTGTAAAGTCGCCAGCTTCAAGAATAGTTTCGTCAACTAGTCCTTGATCATCTTGCCATACACGCACAAGCATTTTGCCTGACTCAACAAAGAAGCCATTCCATTTAAACTGATGTTCATGTTCTGAACATTTGTAGCCTTCTTTGAATTCAATACGGTGAAACTCTAGTACACCGTTTGCATGGATCAACTCTGTGTTGCCCCAAATTTTACCTGCTTTAATTCCCATGTTGATTCCTTTACATTAACAAACTATATTCTATTACTTCACATTGACGACTGATGTCTTTTACAAAGAATGCACACAACGGATTTTTGCCTTCTGTAATTGGTACGCTTAGTAGTTGTCCGTTCTTCATTTTAGGAAAGTACCATTTTACATCTGTATAAAAATTAGTGATTTTTATTTCAGCAAAGTCTGTTTTAAAACTAGTTAGTGGATTAAACAAAAATGCTTCAAAACCTCTATCGTTAATACTAGTTAAAGGAAGTACTTCTAAATCGTTACCGCTTTCTGAACAACCTACAGCAATGTTCCAATCTACAGGCATAGTTACTTCTTTGCCGCCAATGTCTAATACCATTGCAGGCGCACTAAAACTTTCTAAGAAAATTAAAGGAACAAAGAAAAAGTCAGGATTTTTAGGATCACTATTATCTAGTACACTAAAACGTACATCGTCTTCTATAGTTTCTGGTAAATTATCTAGGTTAAAACACTCGTTATCTAAAGTTAATATTCTCATTTAATTCCAATCCACTTTTTCAATAGTAAAGGGATACTCTGCTTCTTTGTAAAATTTCTTACGCTGAGTTAGATGTCGCTTCGCAAACTTACAAGTACTTGTAAGATCCCATATTTGTACGAAGTCTTTATCTTTTGCCTTTCTTACGCCTCTACCAATACTTTGTATAACACGCACGAAAGACTTACCAGGCTCAAGAAGAACAAGATTAAAAATACGTGGAATGTTAAGCCCGACGGCGGCGACTCCATACGTTGCGATAATGACTTCATTAGTTCCTTCGCGGATTGTGTCATATGTTTCCTTTCTGTCTTTAACCTTAACACTTCCGCTAATGAACGTGCTGTTGGGTATAAGTGTTTGTAGTGTTTCGCCTGCACTAATTCTATCTACAAGAATTAGAGTATTGCCTGATTGTGATACTGTGTTCATCATCTTACCAATGTATTCCAAACGTGCTGTATCTGATGTTAGATATTTTAGTTCGCTTTGATAATCTCTATGTGCAACAGTGTCGATTAGTTGTACTACGTTAACGTGACAAGTTGACAACACACCTTTGTCTTGAAGTTCCTTTGCTGTAATTGACCCGACCACAGGACCTAAACTTGCATGAATACTTTCAAACTCAAACTTCTCTCTTGGTACTGTGCCAGTTAGTCCCCAGCGAATAGGAGCATTGCGTAGGTTGCGAGTAAGCAAGTTCTTAAGAACTTCTGCTTTCGCCATGTGTACTTCGTCAACAATAACAGTGCTTACACCTTCTAAGAACTCAGCCAGTGATAACACTGCGCTTCCGTCTTTGTGCTTCTTGTCCAAAATATTTAAGGATTGCCAAGTACATATAGTGTGAGTCTTACCTAGTTGCTTTCTATCTCCAAAGTACACCCCTACGTCTAATCCACAGTTAATATAGTCTTCTTCAGTTTGTTCTACTAGGCTCTTGTTAGGAACAATAACTAGACTACGCCCGTAAGGTTCACTGATATGTGATAACGTAGCTGTTGTAATTGTCTTGCCTGCGCCTGTAGCAATCTGCTGTAGACTCTGTGGATTAGCAATAAAGTTGTTGATTGCCTCAACCTGATAATCTCGAAGAATAATATCTTCGCCTTCTGCCGGATGACCTTTAGGCCATACAACGCCTTGGTCTGCCCAATAGCGTTCTGTAACTGGTTGAAAGTTTAAAGTAATAGGATGGCGTCTGTCTTCAATGTCTACAATTTCAACATTGTTCTTTGCCAGCACTTCGCTGACAACATCAAGGTGATTAACGTAGCCTGAGCCACCAATACCAAAGAAAGCGACTTTGCCATCCCACCTACCTAGTTTATACTGTGGCATGTGCTTTGCATACGGCACTTCAAACTTAAGAGCATTTGCGAGCTTTCGGCGCACATCAACATCAAGACCTTCTAGTTTAATGTTTACTTCATCTTCGATTATTAATTTACAACTAGCCATAGTATCTTGAATGTCTCCTCATAGGACTCAAATGTTCTTCTCTATATACAATTAAGTCACAGTTAAATGAAACATAATCATTCACATGACGGTCCATTGAACTTGTAAAACTAAATGCTGCACTAGGCTTCCATTCATTATTTACAAGCAACTTAGGTAACTTATCCTTACTAATATACACTACTTTTGTCAACTTGTCAACCCAATTGTTTAATTTTCTGTCCTTAATCAATTGGTTAAAGCCTGCGTCTTTGTCTACTAAACGAAACAACACACTCTGTTCTTCTGAGTTTAAAATGTCTCTAAAATGGTTTGCAAATTCATGTAATTCATTTTCTGGCTCGTTGTCTAGTATTACTAACAACGGAAATCTATTTAATTTCCATAGTGCGTCTAAAATGTTATGTAATGAGTGCATAGACGGCTTGCTTTGAAAGGTTTTACCTGTCCGGCATACAATTTGATTTACAAGTTTTGATTCATCAGTTGGTAATTCGACATGATCAAAACCGTATCTAAATCTACGATCAATAAACTGCGTCATAGTTTCTGAAGTTAGATCTCCTAGTTCATCTTTTATAATAGGCTGTAGAGTAGGATGAATATTAATTAATTCCATATTAGAAATTCCACTTATGTAGTCTTGCGGAGAACTGTGTATAGATTTAATTTCTTTATATAGATCAATAACTTCTTCGTCGATATCAAATTCTTTATTGTTGAATCTGTCTAACAAATTTAATATATTGATTTCGTTACATGCAAAATAATGAGTGTGTGATCCTTTTTCATGACGATAATTATCTTGTGCAGTGTTTGCAACTTCTTGCACTAACATTATTTCAGTTTTTCTAAAAGGAAATCTTATTTTAATTTCATTGTCTGCAAGTTTGATATATTTACTGCGATCAATATGACGCAACGGTTGACGCAATTGATTAACTGCGTAATCAAAGTCCCAATCTAAATTGACAAACTGATCGCGATATGATTGTAATTTTTCATACATAAGTGCTGACTGTCTATCAGTTAGAGCAACGCCTCGAAAGGTTTGTCTAGCAATACTAGTCATAATAGTATGATCAGTTTTTTCAATAGTAAACTCGACAGGAGACTCACGCAGTCCTGCAAGATGTTCTAAACAATCTTCTAAATTTATAATCATACATACAGTATAACTTAAATTAGCTTAGGTGTCAAGTTCTTTAATGGCAATCCTGCTGCAATTTCTTCTATAGTATATTCAGTGTGAGCGTAATCGTTAAGCCATTGTGTTCTATCCGGCATTAGAGGCTGTTCTATAGTATGTAAGAAATCAATGTCATTGCCTGCAGGGTAAGCAAGACTGTGGGTACTAACAAACGCAGGCACACCCTCGATGATACTATGTATGCCTGGGTTGCTCGAATAGCTGATAGTAGCCCAAACATTATCAAAACCCATATCGAAATCATCATAAGTGTTAGTAACATGTCGAGGTTCTTGTCTGTATACGTTTTTAAGTCCACGCTCAATGTGTTCAAGTCTACAGCGTGGATGTGGTCTAAATATTATTGGGCGGTCTGTGTGTTTGCGTATTTCGTCGTAAGTATTTAAAAACCAGTTGCTCATGCGAGGCATAGTTTGCCACTGCAAACTTTTGTCGTGCTGTCCTGCTATTAGTATATACTCGCCGTCTGTGCGCCAGGGCTTTACCTCCAAGTTAAGTAAAGTAGCCCTATCATTGCTATTGCCCATATCGCCAAAGTAAGCATCTCTGTTAATACCATTTAATCCAACCTTCCAAGTTGTTCCTCTTTTTATTCCACCGACTTCAAGTACTATAACTGGTTTGGTTTGATTCCAGATAGCTTCGTTTCTAGCCATTCTGCCATTCCAAAGAACACTCCAAATAACATTAACATCAGCGTTAATATCATTATAAAGAACATCATGCCCAGCAGCCACAAGACTGTGATCAAAAGCATCGAAAACTGGTCTACTATTAAGCGCACCATTGTGTGTCCATAAACTAAATCTCATTTATCGCCTAATAAACATTAAGCCGTATTTTCTCATAAAAGCTTTGCCCATAGTTGTTGAAGTTCTAATCATATCAGTTCCCTTTTGGTCATAGTCAAAACCGTATTGATTAAATATTTCTATCCAGTATTCTTTTGTATTACAGTTAACATGATGATGACCTTTTTTACCAGGAGGTGCATGTGTACAAATTACATATTTTGCTGCTTGAAAAGCTGGCATATAGTTTGGTATAAATTCTTCGTACACATGTTCTAAAAATTCTACGCTCCAAGCAAGATCAAATTCTTCATCAATTGAAAACTTGCCTTTACTAAAATCAAATTGTATTTGCAAATCATCTTTTAAACATCTAGGGTCGCCTTCAATTCCAATAGCACGTAGACCTCTTTTTCTTGCAGCTTCGACCTGACATGCTTGTCCACAGCCGATATCGATCATGCTTGTTATATTGAAAGTTTCAATTACTTTATCTAAACTGCCTTCATCAACCCAGCAGCGTCCTTCGCCGCCGCCAAGGTGTTCTTCAACTTCTAACATTTAAAACTCCTTCCAATATGCTTCTGTTCTTTTAACCATAATATCTTTTTTAAGACTTTTGCCAGTATCTTTGCGCCCGCCTTTCATATGATCCATCCACTTGCCTAGCGGGCCGTTGATCAATGGATGTCCACCGCCGCCTGACTTAGCTTCTTTCAAATACATTTCTGCGCTATAATCGTGTGATGGAAATTCACTATACTTCTTTAGCAGCTCGCCAAACACATAACTGTCATGCCATTCTTCTAATGTAAAGATACCATTGTCTGCGTCTTCGTACATACGCTCAAAGTCTTCTAAGAAACTATGACACACAGGATGATTTAAATTTAGTCCGTAGAACCCGCACTCTGGCCAAGTCTGCGATCCTTTACCTCTACCAACATATGTAATGTAAGCATTGTCTGGTAGTAGTTGTGCAAATTCCTCATATTCCCAAGGACTGTGAATAAAGCTATCTGCATCCATCCACACACACCACCCCTTAGAGCGTGTACAAGCGTCATACACAGCGTATGTCTTATTAGCGAACCGTATAGCATCCCATTTAAACTCTTTGTTCCAATCCTTGCGTTTACTGCGTACAGGGTCTTGACTGATATCGCCATTAGCTTTAGGAACATTATTCCACTTAGCTTTAAAGGCATTTAGTTTAGGTAATACTTGTTTTGCATCTAATATTTCAATGCGACTTGGGTCAGGATTAATCGGTTTACAATCTTCTGCATATACTAATAGCTTAATGCGTTTGTCTACTTTTGCAGCAAAGCTATCTAAAAACCGTTGTCCGTATTTTACTAATCCTGTGGGATGAAATGTAGTTACTACAGTTATTTGTTTGCTCATTTTATTGCCCACTTTCTCAAGTGTCTCCATGCTGTACCGTCTTTAAGTTCGTCTAATGTCCAGTGCATCTGCGCCATTTTTTGTATCCAAGATTCTCTATCAAACTCTTGTATATGTTCGATATCTGTTAATTTATGATGAGACACTGCTGCTGCTTGACTACGAGTTGGATCAAGAACAATAGCTGGAACTCCTTCAATTGCTGCTGCTATTGCCGGACTACTGTTATAATTCACAACACAATGTGCATGAGAAAAATCTTGTAGTATATTTTCATTATGACTTGTTATAACATTAGGTAATTTATATCTTGCTAACATTCTTTTATGGTTTAATTGATTTTTATCTCCAGGATGAAACCTAACTACAATTGTTCTATCACTAACCTTTCTTATCTCTTGTACAGTAGCAACTAGCCAAGGCATTAATGCTTTGCTGCCCATACTCCATCCACCGTCACGTTGACAGCATATTAAAATGTTTCTACCAGATTGTGTCCACGGCTTTAGTTTAATACCAAGACGTTTACTAATTAAATTCCATCTTGCAGGGTCGGGTCGATTGTTACAATATTCGCCTGTGTTAGGAAAAATGCCATCATAGCTATAACGCAGAAACTTATTAGAATTTCCTTTGTCGGCATATAAAAATAGATTGCTATCTACAATAATAGTACGTTTATTCCGTTTATGTTGATGTTCAATTACATTTTTTCTTAATTGCAGATGTGGAGAATTTTTACTATTAGGATGTACAAACCCTTGTATTACTGCTACGTCTGTGTCGACTGGATTATAGTCGCAAACGATTTCTCCCTTGTCTCCGCTTGCCCACACACCTTCAATAAAATTTACAATAATTTTAGGCTTATCTGGATTAACGTTCTTACTAGGTATTCCCATTAAATAAGATGCTACACTTAATGTCACAGTCTCTCTCCTTGTAATATTCTCCAAGCGGTGCCGTCTGCCATTTCAGGCTGTGTAAACTGTGCATATGACAAGTGTGTTAAGAAAGAGTACATTTGATCTTTAGTTGGTATTCTAGGAGAGTCTACGTTTTCTATATTTGTTTCGCAGATTGCACTAGCAGCATTAGGACCTAATGTTATGGCCGGCTTCCCGCACATTAATGCTTCTGATGCAGCAATACTATTATATGTTATAAGACAATGTACGTCGTCATTAAGTGCTTGTTCTATTGTCTTAGTAGTTACTCTATCAAATCTACTAGGTTTCATTCTAATTTCTATAGGACGATCTGTTACAGTTTTTAATTTACTTACTATGTTAGATGTCCACTCATTTGCATTTCCTTGATTAAACAAGTTCATAATTTTATCACTCGGCGGACATACTAATATTTTTTTTCCAGGAACAAACTTTTTATAAATATTTTTCCATTTATTTTGCAATATCGTTTCAAGACGATGTACAGGACGTTCTACAAATTCTTCCATATTTTGTAGTGCATTATGTGTAATGCGATGCCATGTTTTGTGTTTAAAATTACCAAAATATCCAGTATCGATTGCGTAAAAGGATTGTCCTAATTCCCAACATCTTTTATATGCTTTTTGGCTGCCGCCGCCAACGCCTCTAATAATAAAACTGCCGTTTATATCAGCAGGTTTCTGTGAGTAAATACCTTGGGCAAATGTACGCACAAACCCATCTTCAATATTATCTACTGTTCCAGAACCCATCTCATATATTTTACCCATTCATCATGTCCTGTAGTTCTTTTTTCCAAAGTTCGTTAAATTCACAGTCTCTATAGTTTTCAAACCACGGTCCGCCTTCGGTGTAGTGTATTAGTTTTGGTGTTTCAATATCATCATACACTCCTACTAAGTAGTTCCATGTATGATCTAGTTCGCCGATCTCTTCATCTTTTAACCAACTGAATCTATGAAAATATGCACCATTAAGTTCTGGATCATTTACCATGTCCTGTGTAAGTCTAGCATTACTAGGATGCGCACAGTTAAACAATACAACACTTGACCAGTTCTTACGTGGATAAACAGTTTGTTTCTGTCCATCCATCTTCATACCTTCTTTAGGTGTATAATCATGTTGCACACACATAACAGCATACTTGTCGTCTGCTTGATCAAACAGCTCTTTAATGTCCGTAGTAAGAATCATATCGCAATCCATAAACACTGCCCAGCCTTCAAAGTTTGCAAGTTCTGGTACTAAGAAGCGTGTAAATGTAAACTCTGTACTTGCAAGTTTATCTACAGGACGAGTATACCATCCTGCATCACGTAGCTCTTTTTGCACTAGTGGACGTACATTTGCGTTTGGTTGTCTAGTTAGTATACTGTGCTTACACACTTGGTATGCAATATCTTCTCTTGGGTCATATCCTACAAATACTTTCATTAATCTCTTCTTTCAATATCTTCTTCATAGCATACACCCCATTGTATTTCGAGTATGTGTGCATTCTCTGTTCCCGGATTACTTGCTTTGTGCCAAACTTCCACGCCTATTTCATATGGTCTATTATGTGCTTCTAAATGTGTAATGTTTTTAATTTCATTATACTCAGTGTCCATTTTTACTATACCTTGCAGTACTTGCCATTGTTCACTACGTTCAAAATGTTTTTGATCACTTAGACTTTTGCCTGGATATATTACAAGTTCTTTTACTTTATAACCTTTGTCTGGAACATTATCTAGCACACGCCAGTAGCCCCAGTCTCGCTCGGTCTTTTGTGTTTTCCACTCGTCTAAGATCCAGCTACTTGAGTTAGCTTTGTTTGAGCCACCTACTTTGAATTTAAATTCAACATCAGCGTGTTCGCCGTATACTTTGTATTCAGGTGTGTTGGTGTTTACCCTATCTCCACCATTAGCAAACACAACACTCCAACTACTGCCTTTTGTTGACAGTACTTGCATAATAGCGTTACACGCACTATCGTCGTCGTCATTAAATCCAATAACTTCGTCAACACATGCGAGTTCTTTAATAATTGAACAGCGTTCTTCAAAGGGCATAAATGCTTTGCCCTTCTTACGTTCTAACCATGCGTCTGAATTAACACCAACTACTAAGTGATCACCTAGTTCTCGTGCTGCTTTAAAGTAGGCAATGTGCCCTGAGTGTAAAGGATCAAATCCGCCTGTTACTAATACTACTTTGCTCATTAACTCCATCCGAATACATAATCTTTTTTGACTCTTGCCAGTTGAACAGCACCATGATTTTTTAAAAAAGTACCTGCGCAAAATTCTGTGTCAGGGTGCTGCTCTACGATAATAATAGGTTTATATTTTAATATAGTTTCGCTGCCGCCTTTGAGAATTTCTAATTCATAGCGTTCACAGTCTAATTTTAACAAGCCGAATCTAGGAAGATCTAAATCATCCATACGCTTTATATCAATACTGCCTTGGCCCATTGTTTCGTCTTTGACATAACTTTGTCCGGTATTATCATTAACAATTTCTATGTCAATAGTACTATTAGCATTGCCTAATGCATATTTTCTTAATTCTACATTTAAGTCCTGTGTGTTTCTTTCTAAGCATTCGTAAACTTGATCAACCGGTTCAAATGCAATAATCTTTTTAAATTTTGTAGATAGCGGAACAGTAAATAAACCAACGTTTGCTCCAACGTCAATGCATAAATCATAATCAGTTATATGTTCATATGCTGCTGCTCTAATAAGATCTTGATATTCTGCCGGGCCGCCTTGACTTATTCTTTTTTTAATAAGACGTTCAAAGTGATTATCACTATCAGGCATCCAATAATTATAAACTTGCTTCATGTTTACTTTCTCTTAATTTTAAATACTTATCCAGTATGTTTTTAGAAGTATGCAGGTTTGAGTCTATTCCATGCAAAGCCTGAACGATGCTCGTGAAAATAATATTGTGTGTATGCTAGATCATATAACCATTGCTCACGAGGTATATCTAGTTTTGGATTGTTTAAGTAAGATAAGTCAGGTTGAGATACGTCGAAACTCATTGCAGTATCGTCTAATGCAAATGTAGGAATGCCTTCACATGCACTTTCTATAAGGGTGTTACTAGTTGTACCAATAACTGCCCATGCATTGTCGAAGTCTTTTTGTAAGCCTCTGCCACCGTTTGCAATTGTTTGTGTATCGTAATTAGTAGTATGCGTTACGTTAGGTATTCCTTCTTTTGCTGCAATACCCGCAGCTATTGATCTGCTTTTGTTTGCTTTTGGATGCCCTCTAAGAACAATAGGCATATCAGTATGCTCACGAATTTTACGCAAGCAATCAGACACATACGCCCAATATTGATTACCCCAAACTTTATGCACTTGTTCTAAGCTACTGTCATTGGGCTTTTGCAAAATGAATAATATGTAATCACCCTTTGCTCTCCAAGGCTTTATTTCTATGTTTTGGTCTTTTTGTATTTTGTTAAATCTATCCGGCGGGCTATTTTCATTACAAAATATTCCCTGGCGCATAAAATGATTCCAGCCTACACGTTGCATAAACAGTGGATTCTTATCTTGTAATGCTGTTGTGCCCCTACGAAATACAGGACTTTCATATACTAAAAAAGGTTTGCCTGATTCTTTAATAAAATCAAACTGGTCTTTTAACTTAGGGGTTGAAAATTTATATATATTAGTTTGCATATATCCATCGGCACTCTTAACTAATGGATCATCTAAATTTTCTACTATCTTAAAATTAGGCAAATCTGGAACAAATAATAAATTTTGATTATCAAAGCTGCCTTTTATACCAACTATTAACGGTTCACTAAGTTTTAATTTCATTTTTAAACTGCCTATAAACTTCTAAATATTTATGTGTAATTTTATTGTCGCCTTTGAGTGTTAAAAATATACTGCCGCGTCCGTTTTTTCCGATTGACATCCATTTATAATGTACAGGCACAAAGTTAAATTTATCTTTTAGTTTTGATAGGACTTTTTGATCTCTGCCAACTTTCCATGTCGATATTGGGTCAGAATTAAGTAGTTTTGCGTATTCGTATCTAAAGTTATCATTCTTAAAACAAACTAATCCGCAAAGCCAGCGATCGGGTTTTTTGTCTTTTACTAAAATATTTTGCTTATCAAATATATTAATAAATTCTTCTTTTGTAAATTTCTTACAACATATAGTATCTGCATCAATAGTAAGTACAAATTCTGTAGTAGGAATTTTAGATACTGCAAGAAATCTTACAGCTTGCAAATAAGATATTTTTGAATCTTCGTTATCGAAAGAAATTTCTTCTGTAGTATATTCTACAAAAGGTAATTTTTTTAGATTTTTTGGATTTACTACATGACAACGTAATTTAATATCAGGACAGTTAAAGTTTATAGATTTTAGTAGTGTTGATGCCCAGTCATCGTAGTATTTTTGATCAACTCCTACTAAAATACTACACGCTTGCATCTTCCATTCCTGCTACTCTAAGCTTTACAACATTAGTTATCTGCCATTGCTTTTGATCAAGTCCTTTTAAAAGTCCTAACCATTTGTTACGCATAAGAGCAAACTCGTTGATAATCTTTTCGTAGTCAACAACGTCTGCCTCACCGTCAACGTATTTTTCAACGTCACGGCTTGACAGAGCTCGTTGATAGTTTTCGAGATATTTCTTAAAGTACGAGCTGCGCAACCTACGCAGCTCGATGTTTAAGTAGTTGAGGATTGCTTCAATTTCTTGAAGCTGGTTAAAACGCTGTTCAACGATACCGGGCATTTCTGCCGCAGCACGTTCTACATTGCCTTTGAGTTTTACATCTAGACGACCTTGTATCAGCTCGTCTTCAAAGAACTGTACAGCACTTGGTATCTTACTAATGTCTCGCGATACTTCGCTATACCAACCCATTATTCATCCCATTCTTCGTCATCATCGTCTACATTATCTAAATCTAGATAGTAGCTAATTGCTTCATCTAAATAAGAATCTGTACCGATAACTTCCTTAAACGTTTCATCACTAACACCGTAGTCTGCTAATAGATCAACATACTTTTCGGCAACAAGTTCCATTTGTTTCTTGTCTGTATATTCTTTAAACATCGTCCAGATGTCACTGATGTGTTCTTCATTCATTTGTGGTTGCTTCCTCAATTTGATCAATAGTTGCTTCTTCTTCGTCAACTTCGTCGGTATTTACCACAGGAGCAATTTTTTCTGCGTATTCCGACATAATCAAATCAAGTTTGCCTTCTTGCATCCATGCTTTGCGATATTCAAGAATTTCCTCGCCTGCTAGATTAATATACTTGAGTCGATTGCCTTGCTTTGTCAACAAGCCTTTCTTCTCAAACAATTCAACTAAACCACTGTACGGGTTCATGCCAGTCTCATAAGGAATCTTAACCTGCACACCTTCAAACGGTTTTGCATAGCGTGTCTTCATTACTTTACAACCAGCACGGATGCCCATAACTTCTGAAATCTTATTGCCGTCTTCGTCCTCTTTAAGTTTCAACTTCTTCATTGCAACAACAATACTTGATGCATAGATAAAGCCTGAGCCACCACTAATCTTGTCATCTGGGTCAAACATATCTTGCGATGCATATGTGTGGTTAGTACATACTAGTCCGACGTTCAATGAGCCGATCATGTTAACAGTATTACGGACTAATGAAGTTAGTGCTTTAGGCTTACGACCCATATCACCTTTCATATCACCCTTGTTAAACTGATCAACATCAGTAGGTGTTAGCAACATACCCAAACTGTCAATTACAAACAATACTTTAGGACGATCTTCTTCATCCATTGCTTTAAAGTCTGTAATAAATGTTGAGATAGTTTTTGCTACATCATCAATCATTGACATGTTAAGTTTAAGAAGTTTTTCTTCACTTGTGTCAACGTCAAGAGCCTGTAGCCAGCTCTCATCAAGTGCGTTCTCTGAGTCAATTAGTACTACAAAGATGCCTTGATCCTGTGCGTGTTTTACAATGTTACCTGAACAGAAATACGATTTGCCTGCTCCTGATTCACCTGCAAACACAGTAACCTTACCTAGCGGAACACCTTTGTGAAAGTCTCCTGAGATAAGATAGTTTAGTGCATATGATCCTGTTGAAATCCAATCAGTAGGATCGTTAAATCCAGCACTCATGCCTGAGATACTTTTAGTCAAGTCCTTGCGGAACTTGCTAACATCAAACGATTTAGCCATTAAATTCTCCTAATAAATCTGTAAAGTAAAAAGGGTTGCTCTATTAAAAAGCAACCCTTTTCAGTTGTTCTTACCCTTGACGTGCTCTAATCATTGCTAGAATGTCATTTGCATCACCACCAGTAGCTGCTGCTGCCGGCGCTGCTGCTGCTACTTCTTCATTTGATTTAAAAGGAACATCCTCTACTACTGGTGTTGCTTGAGTAGTAGGTGGAGCACTTTGACTTGTAGCAGTTGCATGTACACTTGGCTTTGTATTTGGATCGCCTGTACGTGCTGCCATTCCTGCTGGACGGAAGTATTGTCCCCAACGATCTGCATCATATGCTTCGCCGTCTACTGATGCTTCGAACATTTCTTGCATCACTTTAACTTCAATCTCACCTGGCTTCTTAGGTAAGAAATCGTTGAGATTAAACAGTCCATGTGTATTTACTGCTGCCATCTCTGCATCACCTAGCGGACGATCTCGACGTGCCCAGTTAGATGTTGAATAGTCTGCATAACCGCCTTTTGATGTTTTGTTAAGACGGAAGTCTACACCAGCAGTATAATCTGTTGGCAATTCTTCCATATCTGGATCCATAAGTGCTTGTTTAATGATCTGGAAGATTTGTGGACCAATAATAAAGCGTCGAATTGGATTCTCAGGTGCTTCGTCATCAGTAAGTGGATTGTCTGTTACAAATCCTTGGAAGATATATGAACGCTTCTTCCAGTATTTACGACCCATATCTTCTAGTGAAGGGTCTTTAAACCAGCCACGTACTTCTTGTAGGATAGAACAGCTATCGCCATACATTTCCATGCAAGGTACTTGAACTTGAACAGGTTTACTACCTGTATCTCCTTTTACCCCTGCAAATGGTAATTTGATCATCAAACGTTCGACCCAGAAAAAAGTATTATCTGGGTTACCGTCTGGAAGGAAACGTAGTGTTGCACTGGTTCCTTCTTGCATATTCCAAAATGGGTAAATTGGGTTTGGACCTTGTGGTCCTCTGTTGCCGCTTGCGCCGGCTTCTTGTTCTTTGAGCTTTGCTCGGATTTCTGCTAATGATGCCATAGTTAATGCCTCCTATAATGTTGCCTATGTCTTTGTTGTTGTGCCTTTTGTTTGCAGCACATATATATACTATACACGCTACAAACGGTTTTGTCAAGTGATTTTTAAATTAAATTCCAGATAATTTAAAAATGTCACTTTGTTCGTTGTTCATACGTTCGTGTTGTACAAAAGTTTTATGTACTTGTTCAATAAACGAATGAGCAGGTCGAACATACTCGTCTCCATAGTCTTTTTCAACCATAGTTAGAATTGCTGTTTCCCCTTTTGGGAATGATCCTGTTTCTCTATCGTAATACGATAGAATAAATTCACCTAGTGGTGTTTTTGGCTTTTCAGTAGCCATCTGTTGTTGTGGTGCTGCATTTGTTTCTGGTGGACATTCGTCTACATCTGCATTACAGTTACAATGTTTACAGTCTGGTGGACAATCGCAATCTTCTGCTTTAGTATCACTTCCGCAACACTTGTCAGAACAGTGTGTGTCTCTTTCTGCTTCGTTTGCTTCACTGAACTGACCCATAAGTCCTTCCATTGCATCTTCTAAATCTGCTTCTTCTTTGGGCTGTTCTGCCTTACTATGTTTCTTTGCGCTTGAGTCGGCTATAAGAGCTGATTCATCTACTAAGTCATCTGGACCTAGTTCTGTTGCCTTTGTTGCTTCACTTACTAGTTTATAAATGTACGGAAATATATCTGACAGTTCTTCATTAAATAATTTAATAGTTAATTGATCAGTCCAGTTTTCTGCTACATCTACAGGTACTTCTTCCATTACAACTGTCTCAAAATTTGCAATTGCTTCTGCATAGTAATTTGGCTTTTGAAGTGATTCAATTGTCTTTTTAACGGATTTCATACGTGTTGTTACTGCATCCATATAGCCTGAAAGTCCTTCTGCCATTACAGCAGAGCGGCCCATATATGTTTTAAATTTACGTAACTTTGCCATTTCTTCTGATAACCCAGTAATGTGTTTTCCAAAGTCATCATACGCATTACCGCCTTCAGCAACATGTCGAGCCATTGCTCTTGCTGCACTTAAATGCTTAAATGGATATAAGAAACGTTCGCCTTCTGGTGACTCTACATAAATCTTTCCAATGCTTCTATTACGCCCTGTAGGCGAAGTTTGATCAATGCTTTCATTGTGTTTAATAATTAGTCTGGCTTCTCCGACATCTTGATAACTTATCTTAGATGTGCCATATAATTTTGATTCTGTCATGTTATCCTCTCCGGCATTTTTTGCTAGAAATCTATAGTCTCTTTTTTGTAGATTACTTTTTGTAATATCTCTTGTATCGAAATTTAATAAACGTTTTTTAGCAAACTGTCTTAGTTCTCTTAAGAAACTATACCAATCATTTAATTCTTGGTCGTTTTCTCCAGCAAGTATATCAGCACCGTGCATTACTACTAGCCCGTCTTTCTCATCTAGACTTAGACTTACTTTACCCTTGCTTTTATAATCAAATTCAATAAAACGTGCTTCGCTAGGATTATTTGTAATCATACCTTCTTCAGTGCCAATAGTTACACTTGGAAAGCGACCTCTAATCTTCGCAAATAGTTCTTCGCTTATTTTTTCTAAGTTTTGCATAATGTATTTATCAATAGTTGGTACTTATAAAGATTGGCATTGGCGCTTCGTAATCTTCAATATCTTCAGCTTGTGTAAACGAATTATATATTCTTGGATCCCAGTCTTTAAGAACTGCCATCATTCTAATACAAAGCAAAGTAGCACTAATAAGATCATCTGTTTGTCCTAGTTTTGCATTGTAACTTGATCCTGTTGCAACATAGTTTTTTAATTCAGATATAAATGGTTTACTATGTATAATCATTTTATCATTTTCTATCATTGTTTTTAATCTACTACATGCTGATATTTTTGTACCGTGTGTAGTATTAAAGCCTTTTCTAAATTTACGCACATGGCCTTTACGTATTGGTTCGCTTACAAATAATCCAGGTATATTTTCTTCACCAAAATCGTTAATAACTATTAATGCAGCTTCACCTAGCCCATTATTTTCTACACTCCAATAGATTCCATTTTGATTATTAGTTTCTTGTACAAGGTAATTACATATATCTGCAAGAACTCTTATTTGTCCAGGTATAGCTGTAGTATTATGTTGCCATTCGGCTACCTGTTCATAGCTAGGCAATTCAAATACTTGTATAGCTGCATTATCACCTCCTGTTCCCATTGAAGGGTCTAATGCTACAGCATATGTAAATTCACCTGATGGTTTTTTATACCAACGTGTTTGCCCCATATTTACAAGTGGCTTATTGCCTTCCATTACTGAAAGTTTTAAACTATTAATTAATGTTTCATCGTATACTAAGAATTCACAACCGTATTCACGTCTAAATTTTTCTTCACCAATACGTCCAAGTTCTTCTTCTTTCCATTGTTCGTCTCTATCCGGATGTTCCCACCAATCCGATCTAAAACTATGAAATCCATTTCGACCAACTTCTTGTTCATTGCCATGTTCATCAAACTTATCTTCTGCTTGTTTCCATATAGTAGCAAATGTATCTTCGTCACTGTTTGGTGTGCTTGTAATAATAGCACGACCACCTGTTGCAAGTGTAGGTGATATTGAAGTCCAAAACTCTTCAGCGATGTTAGGTTGCACAAATGCAAACTCGTCACAGTATAATAGCGAGATACTCATACCACGTCCTGTGTTGCCTGTAGTTGTTTGACTTACAATCCTACTACCATTTTCAAACTCTATGCTACCTTTGTTGTAACTTGTAACACCTGCTCGAATATGGTCTGGACAGCTTTCATATACAAATCTTATACGTGACATAATCTCTTGCGCACCTGTGTATTTGTGTGCAGCAATAAGCACTGTTTGATCAGGAACAAACATAGCATACCAAGCCAAGTAAATACTAGCACAAGTTGTCTTACCTGTTTGTCTAGGCATCATATTAATATTAAATCTGTAGCTATGATAACTGTTCATTAATCCTAATTGATATTCGTAAGGATCGTACAACAGCTTGCCTTGTACAGGATGCTGAATGTAAGCAAAGTTTTCAGCAAAATACAAGTACCCAGTATCTGGGTCCATGCATTTCATAAGCTCTTCTATTTGAACTTCAGTAAATGTTTCTTTTTTATTCGCCTTTTTAATTAAGACGCCATCTAAACTTGTCGACATAATGTATTTACTCAAAAGAATAGCGCCCGTAGGCGCTATTGAGTACTCTGGGGGGTTTAATCACACTTGCATGAACCTGGTTCACCACGCTTCTTACCAGCAACTTTTGTACAGCCTTTCCAGCACTTCTTGTAGATTTCGCTGTTGCCGTGACGCTTACCTTCTGGTAAGTTTGCTAATTCTTTTTTCTCGGAAGCAGTTAACATTGCATTACCGCACTCGTTACATGTTCCTTCTTTCATTTCATTTAAAGCATCCCATAATCTTGCTTTAATTGAATCTTCTAGTGCCATTGGATTGTCGCCATCGGCTGCTTTTTTGTATGCTTTCTTTTCGCGGTTTAATCCACCTGACAAATCTTTTGTCATTGTTTGTGTATCTGCATACTCTTCGTCTGGCTCGTTAGCATAATCGTCGTCTAATTTATGTGCTGTGTCTTTGTTCATTTTTACTGGGTGCATTTTTCCTGATCCTGGAGGAAATTCAAATTCACTTTTATGTGCTCTTGCTGCTGCCGCTGCTGCTTGATTGTATGCATTTTCGTCTACTTCTTCTTCACCTACTTCTTCTTCAGCTCTGTTTACAATACTAGAAAAGTTTTCCATATCTGTACGCATATCATTTGCGCCTTTTAATGGCATTGGAGGCATCTCTGGCATGTCGTCTGGCCCTACTGTATGCGCATGATCTGCACCTGCTGCACCCTTGACAATATCTAATAGTCTTCCAACTTCATCTGCGCTATCTGCGTTCATTGAAATATTCATAGAAGCCATTTCTTTAAGTTCTTTTTTTTGTGAATCAATACTGTTCATTGATTCTATTATTTTTTTCATGTCCATAATTAACTCCCCATAACACTTTTAGTGTTTTCTGTTTCAGTGATGTCTGCTGACTCTCCTGCTGCTACGCCATCTATTGGACTATGATCGTTGTCTTTACGAGCAGTTTCTAATTCTTTTAACAAGTCCATTACACGATTGTCGCCAACTGATTCTTGAGCGCTTTCGCCGCCCATATCATCTTTGCCTAGAATTGCTTCATATGGCTCGTCTTTCTTTTCTGCTTGATACTCTTCGGCCATTTCATTAGGATTGCGCACTATTATATGTGTTTGTGGACAACTACAACACTTACTAATATATTCTTGCATTACTTGTGATGTTGTTGGATAGTTAACTTCTGCTTCAAAGTAAGTAACTTCCATATTTTCTAATTGTGGGAAATCTAATGGACGTTCTTGTATTGGTGTTTTTTTACCTGTAGACAAATTTGCTAAATTATATTTTTCTAAACAAGTTTCTAACATATCAACAAAGTCTTCAGGTAGTGGTCCTGCAACACCTATTTTAAAAGGATAACTTTTTTTTGATTCTGTTAAAAATTCTATAAACGATTTCATTGTCTGATTCCTAATGCTGTATGTTATTTATCATTATTAATGCCTTTGATGCGTTCTAAGAGACTATTTCTATCAGTAACAACATACCCTTCACCATTAACTATGTCACCATCTCCTGGTGATATGTCTCTATCCATTTTTTCTTTTTTAAGTTGCAATTCGATCATTTTTAATTTTTTATCCATCTTAGCAACTTTAGCATCTAATGATGTTTTTAGCATACCGCCAGCAACTTCAAATACTCTACCACTATAACGACTTTCAACATTCATACCTAAATCCATTAAGTCTTCATATGCACTCATTGCTTTATCAGCAACTTCGTTAAGCTCCTTGTCAGCCATTTCACCTAAGCCTTTAACAGCAGGTAATGCACTTGCTATTTTATCAAATTCAGCAATATCTCGTAATGTAGATTCTTGTTCTACTACTGCTTTAGATGATTTAGATTCTTGTTGTGACTCTTCTATTAATTCTTTCGAATCAGGTAAATTTAAAAGCTCTTCTAATTTTTTGGTCATTTAACTTCCATTATATGCTACTATTATTTATCGTTTACCATTATGAAAAATATCATTTTCTGTAACTACTCTAAAGAATATACCTTTTTGTTTACAGTATACTCTTGCTGCTTCCCATTTAGCTTGATTAAGAATAAAACTTGCTTGGTTATGTTTACTACGACCAAGTTTTTCTTTAATTGCTTGGTTTGCAGGTTTAACTTCTATTAATTCAACTTTTTGTTTTCCATTTTTGTCAGCATATACAATAAAAAAATCTGGGACATATATAGTCTGTTTACCGGTTAGTGGATTTCTATACGGAATTTTTATAGCTTCACTTGCCCATTGACTTACACTTGCATGTTCATCGCAAAATCTCATAAACGCAAATTCCCAACTGCTTCGATATGTTGGCGTTCTACCACCAACGTATTTGGCAGGGTTTTTAAGATTAAATTTACCTTGAGCAAATCGTCCCATTAAACTATTATGTTTCTAGACTCTGTAGTGTTTATTATAGTATCTGTTTTAACACCTAGCTCGCTAGTACGTTGTCCGTTAGCATTTATAACTTCTAAAACAACTTTACTTAATACTGGAGATTCAACTGAACCTAATGTATCTAGTAATTCGAATATTTTAATGTTATCTAGTTTAGCTTGTTTTAATAAAATTGCCGAAACACTTGCTGCTGACTGAGGTGAAAATCCTCTTTTTTCAAAAAACGCAATAGTAGCATCAACTTGATTACTTGGAAATGACAGTTGTTTTGTAAAATAATTATCAAAGTATTTTTTTTGATCTTCCATAATTTCTCCTATACAGTATTTAACGCTGTACTTGCTAATTTTAGAATTTTTGGATTATCAGCTCTTAACGCTGTGTACATTTCATTTAAATAATAATCTTTAGAAGTAGTAGTAAGAGATGCATAATTAGTATTACTAGTTGTAAGATTATAATATTTTTCTACAGTATTATTTCTTAAGGTAACATTTTGATTTAATATGTTAATAATATGATTATTATCATAAGTTCTTAAATTTGTTTTATTTTGTACTGCTGCTGTTGTTTGTTTTGTATTTTTAGGACTTGAGAAAAATACACCATTGATACCAATATTATCTTTATTATTTTGTTGATTAAATATTGTTTCTAATCCGTTAGGACGATGCCCTTCTAATGACAAGTCCCTAGTGTTAGTATATGCATCTAAAGTTTCGGTTAGTGTATTACTATATGACGGATTGTGTTGTGTATACATTTTATCTTCAAATTTCTTAGATAAATTGTTAACCATAGATCCTGGACCTTCGTTAAGTGTATCACTATTATTACCAATGAAACTTTTTTCTTGATCGTAATGTTCAGGTGTTGCAAATCCTTTAGGTGCACTACCTTCTACAATATCACCTGTTTCGTATTTTACAGCTTCATACTGTAATTGCATAGTACTTTCTAATACTTCACTTCCTGCACTTGCATCAACACTATCATGTTGCCAGCCTGTAATCTTTGGCATTATTAAATGTGCAGTGTGATGAGTGTGTCTACTTAATTCACTTATGCTTATACGTGTAAAAAAAGGTTCGTCACTGCCGTTATCTAATCCGTATTTTTTTGGTCCTAGTGGTTTATAAACATTATTGGTTGGATATAAACTTTGACTATCAGCAAAATAATAATCATAATATGCTTGCCACAATCTAGTAGTAACACCTTCATTGTCATCGTGGAATCTAATCACAACTGGTGAATAATCTAGTCTTGTATGCACAATTTTTTTTCTATTATATTGTTGTTTTGTTTCTGTTTCTATATCAAACTTAGGTAAGTCAGCATACTTAGCAAGTAAACTTATTTCATTGCCATGTTTTTCTACAAAGCCGCCTGCTACTGAACTATTAATAGTAAAACTTACATGATATAAAAATTTATGCTTAGGAGCAAGTCTATAAAAATTATCTACAAATGTGTGACTGCCGTGCCAATAGTCAGCAA